CGGTTTCATATTTTAATATGGATAGTCAGGAGATAGATGTTGAAGTTGTAGAAGATACCACTTTAATAAGTAAGATTGGTACAGTTGTTAAGCAAGTAAAAGCATTTGCGTGCACTTCAAGAGGACAAGCTGCCAGATTGGGTCGTGCAATACTTTTCAGCGAGGCAAATGAAACTGAGCTTTGCACATTTACTACATCTATAGACTCTGGAGTTGTTGTAAGACCAGGAGCAGTAATTGAAATACAAGATCCAGTAAGAGCAGGAGTTAGACGAGGTGGAAGATTAAAAAGTGTTACCTCAACAACTGTTGTTACAGTAGATGATACGACTGTTACTGATTTTGCGGTAGATGCGAGTGGAAATCCTGTTGGAGATGCAACTTTAGCTGTAATTTTACCTGATGGGACTTTTCAAAGTAAGACAATCTCATCTGTATCAAACGGCACTATAACTGTAAGTTCTGCTTTTTCCCAAGCTCCAAATGTAAATGCAAATTTTTTAATATCAAATTCTACAATCCAATCACAATTATTTAGAGTAATTAGTATTGAAGAAACAGACGGAATAAATTATGCAATTTCAGCTTTATCTTATGTAAATGAAAAATATGCTTTTATTGAAGATGGATCTGCTTTACCAGCAAGAAATATAAGTAAATTAAGTGAACTTTCAGATCCTCCCGTTGGTTTAGTTGCTGTTGAAAAAATAATTCCTATTAATAATCAAGCAGTTTCTAAAATAATTATTAGTTGGCAGCCTATCGTTGGTGTTATTGAATATCAGGTAAATTATCGTTTTGAAAATGGGAATTATGTAAGTGAAAAAGTATCAAGACCTGATTTTGAAATACTTAATAGTCAAAAAGGTACTTATGAAATACAGGTATTTTCATACAATGTTCTTGGGGAATTATCAGCAACATCAACTGATTTAACTTTTGAAGCTGTAGGTAAAACTGCATTACCACAGGATGTTACTAATTTACTTGTCGAGCCAGTATCAGATCAGTTTATACGATTACGTTTTGATAAAGCTACAGATATAGACGTTACGCATGGTGGAAACGTAGTTGTCAGACATAGTAACCTTACAGATGGAACGGGTACATTTACTAATTCTGTTGATATTATTCCTGCTCTACCAGGAAACGTATCTGAGACATTAGTACCAGCAGTAGATGGAGAGTATATTCTTAAGTTCAGAGATGATGGTGGCAGATTAAGTTCTGGAGAAGCTTCAGTTGTTGTGTCAACTCCTGATCCATTCCCTAAATTAGTTGTTTTAACAGATAGAGAGGATACGGATTCGCCTACACCTTTTGCTGGAACGAAAACTGATTGTAGCTTTGACAGTTCTTTAAATGGTTTAGTTTTAGGTGGACCAGTTTTATTAGATTCTGTTTCTGATTTTGATGCTATATCCAGCTTTGATGATTTAGGAACAATCAGTGCTACTTCAGGTACTTATGATTTTGCAAATAAATTAGATTTAGGAGGAAAACAACCTTTAAGACTTACAAGACATTTTGTAACTCAAGGTTTTTATCCTAGTGATCTATTTGATGATAGAACTGCAAATGTAGATACATGGACAGATTTTGATGGAGCAAAAGCAACAGATGTGAATGCAAAATTATTAGTTAGTACAACAGACAGCGATCCAGCGACTTCTGTTTCTGCAACCTACGCACAATCTGGAACGACTATAACTATCACTAAATCAAGTCACGGATATTCTGTTGGAAGCAATGTAGAAATTACATTTTCAACTGGAACTGCTGTAAGTGGTAATTATGAAATTGTAACTGTACCAACTTCAGGTACTTTCACAGTAACAGCTTCAAGTAGTGCTACCACGAGTGGAAATTGTACTTATTCTGCTGAATTTACTAAGTTTAATATTTTTGCAAATGGAACATTTAATGCTAGGGGATTTAGATTTAGATGTGAACTGTTTTCAGATGACCCTGCTCAAAGTATAGAAATAGATCAACTAGGTTATTCTGCAAAACTTGAAAGTAGAACCGAAACAAGTCTTAGTAATGCAGGAGCATCTACTGGTGGATTTATAGCATCTGGCACATCTACAAAATCTGTTACTTTCTCAAATAGTTTCTTTACAGGTCAATCAGGTACTAGCATTACAGCAAATTCTGTTTTACCGTCAATCGGTATAACAATAGAAAATGCACAGTCAGGTGATTTCTTCACCTTGTCATCTATTAGCTCGACAGGATTTGATATAGATATAAAGAATGGATCAAGTCATGTTAATAGAAATTTCAAATATGCTGCAACGGGATTTGGGCGTGGTAGTTAGTATTGAATTAAGATATACTTAAATAAAAAATTGAGTTAAGTAATGGCTACACATGATTATGTTATAGACAACGCCTCAGGGAGTAGCGTGAGAACAGACCTTAATAATGTATTACAGGCAATATTAACTAATAATAGTTCTGGTTCTGCTCCCAGTACCACTGCAAGTTATATGCTTTGGGCTGATACAAGTAATAATATATTGAAGATGAGAAATACAGCTAATGATGGCTGGATTGATTTAAGATCATTAACTGGCGGTTTAACTTCTAGTGCTGATGCTTCAATAAATAGTGTTGCTGTTGGTAAAGGAGCAAACTCTGTTGCTGGTAACACAGTTCTTGGAGAAAGTGCTTTAGATGATTCTGTTACAGGAGATCAAAATACTGCTATTGGAAAACAAACTTTATCAGCTAATACTTCTGGTGCAAAAAATAACGCATTAGGATTTCAAGCATTAAGAGCAAATACAACTGGTTCTAAAAATAATGGTATAGGATATTTAGCACTTACCACAAATACTAGCGGTGCTAATAATGTTGCTATTGGTGATGAAGCAATGCAAAACAACACCACAGCAAATGATAATACAGCAGTTGGAAGGCGATCGTTAAAAGCGAACACAACTGGAACGCAGAACGTTGCCTTGGGATCTGATGCTTTACTAGTAAACACAACCGCAAGTAACAATACAGCCGTTGGCTATAACTCACTAGGAGCAAACACAACTGGAGAAGGTAATACTGCTGTTGGTGCATATAGTCTAGATTCAAATACGACAGCTAGTGATAATACTGCCGTTGGTTATCTAGCCCTAGAGGTTAATTCAACAGGTTCAAATAATACTGGTCTAGGTAGATTAGCTTTAAGGCTAAATTCTACAGGTAGCGGCAATACAGCAATAGGTAAAGATGCACTTGAATCAAACACAACAGCATCAAATAATACTGCTGTGGGTTTAGATTGTTTGAGGGCAAACACAACTGGATCAGAAAACTTAGCAGTAGGGTCTTTAGCTTTAGAAGCAAACACAACTGGAACAAAAAATGCTGCATTAGGTACGTATGCTTTAGATGCAAATACTACAGGATCACAAAATACAGCAGTAGGAAGAAGTAGTTTAGGAGAGAATACAACTGCAGATAACAACACCGCACTAGGTTATTTTGCTTTAAAAGCAAACACAACTGGAACAAAAAATACTGCTGTAGGCTCTAATTCAGCAGATGCAATAACAACTGGTAACTTTAATGTTGCTCTTGGATCAGATTCATTAACTGCAAATACAACTGGTAGCTCAAATACAGCATTAGGTGTTGAAGCATTAAAAGCAAATACTACTGCAAGTAATAATGTTGCTATCGGAAAAGATGCAATGATAGCAAACACAACTGGAACTAACAACGTAGCAATAGGTGCAAACGCTTTAGATGCCGCTACCACTGCTGACGATAATAATGCTATAGGACAAAATGCCGCTGGTTCAGTCACAACTGGTATAAGAAATAATGTTTTAGGACATGATGCACTTCAATCATGTACTACAGGTAACAGGAATGTTGCTATTGGACACAGTGCTTTACAAGATACTACAACAGCTAGTGATAATACAGCCCTTGGTAATCTTGCATTAAAAGCAAACACAACTGGTGTATTCAATACTGCTGTTGGAGCTAATGCTTTAGATGCAAACACAACAACTTCATTTAATGTGGCTGTGGGTTCTGGTGCATTAGGTGCTAATTTAGAATCAGCACAGACAGCGGTTGGACATAATGCTTTACACGCTGTTACGACTGGAAGTAGTAATACAGCTATAGGTACTGATGCTGGTAATTCTTTAACTACAGGAAGTAATAATGTAATTCTTGGACGTAGTGCACAAGCTTCTTCTAATAGTGTAAATGGTGAAGTAATTCTTGGTGGTTCAAGTATTGGAACTCTTAGATGTAATACACAAACAATATCCTCTTTATCAGATGTAAGAGATAAGACAAACGTAATTGACTTACCACAAGGATTAGACTTTATAACCAAGCTTAGACCTGTCAAATTCAAATGGGCTAGTAGAGATGGTAATAGTAAAGATGGATCTTATGAACATGGTTTTATTGCTCAGGATCTACAGACTGCACAGAAAGAAAATGATGCAGATTATCTAAACATGGTTTTAAATGAAAACCCAGATAGATTAGAGGCATCATATGGAAAATTAGTTCCCATTTTAACAAAAGCAATACAAGAATTATCAGCAAAAGTCACAGCCCTCGAAGCAGCCTAAGAGATTAGGCAATTTAAAATACTAATAACAAAGTATTTTGAAATAGATGGCATACATAGGACCAGAACCTAATCCTGGACAGAATAGGGAAGTAGATGATATATCTAGTAGTTTTAATGGAAGTACAACTGCTTTTACTCTTCAAGTAAACAGTCAGAATGCTTCTCCGGGAAGTGCAAATGCAATAATTGTTTCTCTTGGTGGTGTACTACAGAATCCAGGAACTGACTATACAGTTGCTGCAAGTACTCTTACTTTTACAACAGCTCCAGCTAGTGGCTTATCATTCTTTGGATTACTTTTAGGACAGGGTGTAGATACTCAAGAGACTTCAGATGTAAGCATAACACCAGCAAAGATTGCTACAGGACTTGACTTTACATTTAATAGTGTGTCTGTTGGTAAAGGAGCAAACTCTGTTGCTGGTAACACTGTTCTTGGAGAAAGTGCTTTAGATGCTTCTGTTACTGGTGGAAATAATACTGCTGTTGGTAAACAAGCCTTAACGGAAAACACAACTGGAACTTCAAACGTAGCTGTCGGTGCTAATGCTTTAGACGCTAATACAACTGGTGCTAATAATACCGCTTGTGGTCAAGATTCTCTCTCTGCTAATACCACAGCAGATGCTAATACCGCAGTAGGAACAAATGCTTTATTAGTAAATACAACTGGTGGTAACAATACTTCTGTTGGTAAAGATTCCTTAAGAGCAAACACAACTGGAGGGAACAACACTGCTGTTGGTGAAAGTGCTTTAAAAGCAAATACGACTGCAACTAAAGGCACAGCAGTAGGTCAGAATTGTTTACAAGCCAACACAACTGGTGCTGAAAACACTGCTGTAGGTACTAATGCTTTGCTTAATAACAGTACTGGAAATCAAAACACTGCTCTAGGAGTATCAGCTTTACAAGGTAACTCAACTGCTGGAAATAATACTGCTTTAGGATTTGAAGCATTAAAAGGAAACACAACTGGAAGTATAAACACTGCTGCTGGTAAAGATGCTTTAAAAGCAAATACGACTGGTTACGAAAACACTGCTCTTGGGCAAGGTGCTTTAGATTCTACTACTACAGGTTATCGTAACATTGGCGTAGGAAATAATGCTGGCGATGTAATTACCACAGGAAACAATAACCTTATTATTGGTCGAAATGCTGATCCTAGTGCTAATAACGCAGTTGATCAAATTGTTGTTGGAAATGCACTTACAGGAAAAGGAACCAGTACTGGATTTTATGGTGGTTCAGCAGGTGTTTTCAATAGTGATAATACTTCTGCTTGGCAAACCACATCCGACAGAAGAATAAAGAAAAATATTGTTGATAATAATATTGGATTAGACAAGATAAACCAGATTCGAGTAAGAAACTTTGAATATAGAACACCAGAAGAAGTAGATCCATCTTTACCATCTCATGCTGCGATTGATAGTGAGGGCATTAAGGTTGGTGTTATTGCACAGGAAATACAAGAGATACTTCCTGATGTTGTAAAACAAATGTCAACAGGTTGTTACTCAGTTAATCCTGATAATATAACTTGGTATTTAGTAAAAGCAATACAAGAGTTATCAGCAAAAGTCACAGCCCTCGAAGCAGGGTAAACTGTAACCAATTACTTTTAAATCATGGAAGAAAGAACCGCAGATGAAATCGCAGCAATCTTTTCTGCTGCTGGCGATAGCGTAACTGTTATCGGTACTGCTCAAGGATCAGATGAAACTGATGATGAGTTTAAGGATCGCATCAAACGTAATGTAGAGCATCTTGAACTTATCAAGGACTACAAAAAGCTTGATGGTACAACATCAATCTGGACATCAGAAGATTTTACAGCTATAGATAAAGCTATAGTAGATGGTAAGAAACTTTATTCTTAAATACCTATGGCATTAACAAAAGTATCAACAGATGGTGTTAAAGATGATGCCGTCACAACTGACAAATTAGCTAATGCTATAAATACAGAAAGAACTGCTAACACAGCAAAGGTATCAACTACCATAAACAACAACGCAGATAACAGAGTTATTACTGGCTCTGGTACTGCTAATACTTTAAATGGTGAGTCAAATGTAGTTATAGATTCGTCTGGAAGGTTGCTTGCGGGAACTACAACTCAGAATAATAATGCACAGTTACAAGTTTCAACCAATCAACAAGTAGTAGCTACATTTGAAGGTACTGGTTCTTCAGATCCACAGATATATCTAGGTGATGATATGTCATCTCCAACTGATAACGTTATTATTCTTGGATATGACAAAGCAGATAATAGAGGTTATTTAACAGTTGGCGGTGATGCGGATACTGCTTTAACAATTAATAATGGTAGTTTGGTTGGTGTAAATACTAATGCTCCTGTTGAACATTTTGGTGTTGCAGGTGGTATTCGACTTGTTAATCCTACAGGTACGACTAGAAGAATTAATGCTTTACCCTCTGGCGGTTACAATCTTGGAACTTCTGGTGGTTCTGCTATCGCATTTCATAGAATTTCTGATGGTGGTGGTGGAAGTGATGAGATAGCATTTGAAACACATTGGCAAGGTAACAGACATGCTGAGTCTGCAAGAATATCAAAATTTGGAGGTATAACCTTTAACGGAGACACCGCAGCAGCCAACGCACTTGACGACTATGAAGAAGGAACTTTTGTTCCTGATTTTGCTAATGTAAGTAATTCTGATATAACAGTTAATCGTGCTACCTATACAAAAATTGGAAGATTAGTTCATTTTGAATGTAAATTTACTGTAAGTAGTAGTGATGGAAGTCGTTTTGGTTTCAGTCTTCCTGTTGCTCAAGCTGGATCTAGAGAAACTGTTATTCCAGCAATCTCAACTAGAAGTGGAAGTAATACAGCACCCTTCGCTTTTGTTGTTAATGCAAACCAAAGTTATGCTTATGGATATGAATTAGATGGTTTTGGTGATTCACAAACCGCATACTCTACATTTTCTGGAGATGTAGTTTTGGTATCTGGAACTTACGAAGCTTCATAGACCGAGCTATGTCTTAAAACTAAGCCATAAACCTGTTTTAATCGGAGATTAATCCTAATGGCACTTACAGAATCAATCGAATACGACAAGATAGAAGTTGTCGGTACATACAAAGCGGTGCAAGTCCGCAAAGCAACAGTCATCAAAAAAGATGGCACAGAACTTACAAGGTCTTTTGAAAGATATGTACTGCAAGCTGGTACGTTAGATGATTCTGATAATTTAGTAGATACAGATTTATCAGCACAACCAGCAGAGGTATCCGCTATTTGTACTGCTGCGTGGACTGATGATGTCAAAGCTGCGTGGAAAGCTAAACTAATATCAGATAAACCATCTGAATAATGTCAAAACCAACTCTTGAAGAACTGCAAGCAGAGTTGCAAGACGTAGTAAACAAACACAATCAAGCACAAGATATTGTCAAGCAATGTCAAACAAGGTTTACTGAATTAACAGCTATTATTAAAGATAGAACTACCCCTGAGTCTGATGCTTAAAGGAAACCAAAAAAAAATTGATGCTAATAAAGATGGCAAGATTAGTAAAAAAGATTTTCTATTGCTTAAATTAGCAAAAGCAAAAAAGAAAAATGGAAATAAATCTGCCTGATTTAACAGATACAGATTTTATTCTCGTTCCACCTAAAACAATTTTTTATCCTCCGATAGTGGAAGAACCTTATCTAGATCCCCTACTTCTTCCAAGTCTGGAACAGGTAGAGTCGGGCTTGGGAGGTCAGGAATCTTCTGCTGAAGAAGAAACAACATCTTCAAAGGGGGAAGAGTTAAAAATAAAACCAGAGACAATACCGACAAACCTGCCAAACACCAAAGAAATTTTATCAACTGAAGAACCTGTAGCTACATTTAATATACCTTTTTTTGGTGAAATGCCTATACCTGCCCCAGAGGTCATTGCATCTTCTGTGATCGCTGCGGGAACTGCATCTGTTGTGTCAGTCACAGGTGGTATTGCTATGCAAGCAGTAATAAATCAAATTAAAAAAATATTTAAAAAGATATTTACTAAGGTTCTTAAAAAAGAAGTCGCAAATGTAAAAGAAAAGATGGATAATAATAAAGGTAGCTAGAGTTCACATACCTGTACTATGTGGCGTCTAAACTAGCTACTTAAATTTTTCTGCATTAGCTTTTACATAAGCTCTAATATTTATTACATCACTACAGATATAAGCAAACTCTGATTTAGGATTAATCATATAGCCAGCAGCGTGGAGTTGTGAACACTTTAAAACTCTCACTAATTGCTTATCATGGACTTGCTTGTTTAGTTCTTCTTTGGCTAGGTCTAGCTTTACTTTGGATAGTTCGTTACAAGTTTGATTATCTCCCAGAGGTATCATAAAACTCATCTGCACTCCCCAACCTTCATTGATGCTATACGTATCTTCTCCTTGTGCATCATTACCTGTATAGAAAGGAGTTACAGCCATAGTAGGTTGACTACAAACTAAGTTTCCGAACTGCTGCTTACCTGTCATTCCATTATTAATATTCATATTCTGATTAATAATACTGGAATTACCAACAGCATTAGGTTGTGCCTGTACGTTTGTATCGCCTTCGGCTCTTGCTTTATTACTGACTAAAGACAGACAAAGAAGTGATAACGCTAGTAGTCGTAATCGAATCATTCTGTGTAATCTTTTCAGTCATTTGGCTTGCTGCTCTAGTAGTAACAGATAAAGACCAATTATCAGTTGCAGTCTTTGGTGTAAAAACTGCATCTGCATGAGCTATGCCACCACTAGAAGCACTTGTAACTTCTATGTTAGATGCTTCCCAAGTATTAATTGCTGCTCCATATTTCTCAGTCACTACTGAGCGGGTTATTGTCTGAGTAGTATTCTCTGTGCGGTTGCTAGAACCAGTAGTCCAAGAAGGTACTCCATTTGCGTAACAAGGTGCAGCTATAAATAAACTTAATAGTAATAATTTTTTCATTGAATACCTACCTTTGTGTCTTTGTTATCTACTATTTTAGCAGCGTTGTTAGGTTTCTTTTTGTTAACAGAGATACCATAAGAACCTAGTACGCCACTCGTCAAGCCAGCTAAAAACGCTCCGTCATTACGAATCTTATCCATGTATCCAAGAGTCATCATTGCTAACGACCAAACAAGAATCATAAATCGCACTGCATGACCAAACAGTTCAGCCCAATCAGTGCCTTCTTTTTCTTCTGGTTCTTCCATAGAAGTGCAAACTCTTGTCTAATACTAGCAATGTAGCTATGTTTGGAAAGTAACACAAGATTATTATGCTTAAACTGTTAAAACCAATACTACTAAAATTCTTTAGTACAACTGCTGTAAAGAGATTAGTAGTTGATCTGCTTAGAGCAATCTGCAAACAAACTACCAACACGTTAGATGATCGTGCTGTTGACCTATTAGAGCATCAACTGTTCCCTAAAATGAACTGATATGAACCACAAAGAGTTTTTTAAGGTTCTTATTGGTAACCCACCGCCAGAAATAGAGTTTGAGATACTACGGAAACAACGTGAAACAGAAGAAATGTCTGACGAAGATATAAAAGCATATTGTTTAGACTTAGTTAAATACACCAAACTACAAGATATGCTGCTTACTGCTGCAATCATGCGTATATCAGAGATAGAAACTAAAGTAATTCGTTATGAAAGAGGTGTAAGACTATACAAAAAAGTAAGAAAACTAAGTTTCTTTGGTAAAATTAAGTATCTTCTATCTGGCAATACAGATCAGAAGTGATTATATTAATTTAAAACAAGACTAATCATGGATAAAAGTTTAAAGATAATGAAGACTTTGCACTATGAGTTAGCTAAAGAATTGCTAGATAAGGTACGTTGTGGCGAAGCAAAGGCAGGAGACTTGAACGTAGCTAGACAATTTCTAAAAGATAATGGTATCGAGTGTATTCCTGTAGAAAATAACCCAATGACAGAGCTAATGAATAACTTACCAGACCTAGAAACTATCCCTCTTACAGATTAATAATTGCAACCCTTACCAGAAAAGCTACAAGACTTTAGATATTTCTTAATTGTTACTTGGAGACATCTAAACCTACCAGACCCTACACCTGTTCAGTTAGACATAGCAGAATATCTACAACATGGTGCTAGAAGAAAAATCATACAGGGGTTTCGTGGGGTAGGTAAGAGTTGGATTACCAGTACTTACGTTGTTTGGCGGTTAAGGATAGACCCACAACTAAAGTTTCTTGTGGTATCTGCCAGTAAAGACAGGGCTGATAACTTCACTACCTTTACTATGCGTCTTATAAACGAAATGCCTATACTTGCTCCACTAATTCCCAGAGATGACCAAAGAAACAGTAAGGTTAGCTTTGATGTAAGACCTGCCAGTGCCGATCACGCACCCTCCTGTTCTTCTAAAGGAGTCTTATCGCAGCTTGCAGGGAGTCGTGCTGATGAAGTCATAGCAGATGATTGTGAAGTACCTAATAATAGCTTTACGCAGCCTATGAGAGACAAACTATCTGAAGCTGTAAAAGAATTTGAAGCGATACTAAAACCAAATGGCAAGATTACTTTCTTAGGTACACCACAAGTAGAGAACAGTTTGTACCTGACACTAGAAGAACGTGGATATGAAACACGAATATGGACAGCACGTTACCCAAACCATAAAAACAACTACGGAGATCGCCTTGCACCACGTCTTGCTAAAAACCTCCTAGAAGGCTCTGTAGAGCCACAAGACCCTGTTGACCCTGTAAGGTTCTCTGCACAGGATTTGATGGAACGTGAAGCGTCTTATGGGCGGTCTGGGTTCAATCTACAGTTCATGCTTGATACGACCCTCTCAGATCAAGATAGATACCCTCTAAAAATTAACGACCTAGTAATTATGTCGATCAATAAAGAGTACGCACCTGAAAAAGTTATATGGTCTAACTCTCCTGAGTATGTAGTTACTGATTTACATTGCGTTGGATTTAACGGAGACAGGTTTCATAGACCTGCACAAGAGTTCGGAGACTACATTGAATACACAGGTAGCGTGATGTTCGTTGACCCCTCTGGGACTGGAAAAGACCAGACAGCTATATCCTGCGTAAAGATGCTAAATGGTAATCTATTCGTTACAGAGTGCTTCGGTTTGTCAGGTGGCTACTCTGATAGAGTCCTAGAACGCATTGCTAAGACTGCTAAAGATAATAAAATTAATACCATATTGGTAGAACAGAACTTCGGTGGCGGTATGTTCTCTCAACTTCTAAAACCTTTCCTAATGACATTCCACCCTTGCGAACTTCAAGACGTGCGAAATACAAAGACCAAAGAAATGAGAATTATTGATACCCTAGAACCTGTAATGAACTCTCATAAACTAATTATTGACCGCAGAGTTGTAGAAAATGACTTTAAATCTAACCCTAATGACACACCTGAACGTAGATTAAAACTACAACTCATCTACCAAATATCAAGATTATCCAGAAATAAAGGTTCTCTTGTGCATGATGACCTTGTTGATTCCCTAGCAGGTGCAGTTGCTTACTGGACTGACTATATGGCTCAAACTGAAGACCTAAACATCTCTAAACGTAAAGATGAACTCCTAGCTATACACCTAGATAACTGGGGTTCTCTACTGAACAACACCATATCTCAATCTGCTATGGGTATGACCCCACAACAAATAAGAAATTCTAATGTATCAGATGATGGTTTCATAAGTGGAGCTTATTAAAGCCTAGTATAGGAGAAAGATATTACACATTAAGATTACACTAAGAAAAAATTTTGGTGCAGAAATCTGAAAGGGTAATAGAAGATACGCACTTTGCCGTTACCCCTATTGATTCTTTGATTTTTTTCTGATTTTAAAAAAATAATTCATTATTTATAAAAAAATCTAGTGATAGACTGACTTCTTAAAATATTATTACTATTCTTTATAGGATATTTTAGGATCTTTTATTGATTGATGTTTATTTGTTTCCTTAATCGGTAGGGTGGTGTGGATAGATCAAAGT